CCAGAGAAGAATACTGTTGTACTACCCCTCTGTGTGCTTGCAATGCCCACAAAAGTACCTGTACTACCTAAACCTACCTTAACAGTGGATATACCTATTAAGTCCTCTGTAATAACTCCAGCATAAAGTGTTTGGTTATTTGTAAACGTTGATATACCTGTATCAACAGCATCTGATCCATCCCATCTTACATTAAGACCCGTTCCACCATTAGGAGAATAAGTTAGTTTATCACCTGTCTTTAATCCATGATCAGGAATATAAATTGCTTTTGTTTGAATGAATAACTGAGTTAATCCAATTCCAGGATTGCTGAATACAACTGTACTCCCAATACCAACTCCAGACCTTGTACCTAAACCAACAGAGTCGGAGGGATTGAAATAAATTTGTTGATTTACCCTATACTCATAATCAGAACTAAATCCAGAATTAACAGTAAGTCTTCTAGGTTTTTCAAGAACTTCTGAGGTTACAGTATGAGAAACTCCTGTAACACCATTAACAGCTCTTAAGACTCTAATTCTTGAAAGAAGAGGTTCTACGTTTAATAGTTTTAATGTCTCTGTTCCAATCCCAAGAAGATCATTTGATTGGAGTTTTGACAAATCTCCACGAACATCAACATGAGTTACTATACCTGTAACACCATCAGTTCCAATGGCAACAGCAGTAGTTCCCACTCCAGTTACTGTTAGTTTAGTGGAAGTAATTCCAGCATTATAAACACCCTCAATTTCTGAAGATGTTGTGGATAATCCAGTAACTGTAATAATGTCAAGATTAACCCATTGATGGGGTTCTGTAGAAACAATACTATAAATTCCTTTCTGATTTGAAGGATAAATTTCCACATTGGTTATACTACTAGTCGCAGCACTTACACTACTTACTGGTTTACCAAGAAGTCTTGAAACTGTAGCACTTGCATCATATCCCCTAGTTCCAGTATTATTAAATACTACCTTATCTCCAATTTGATAGTTCTTACCACCAGTTTCAATTCCAATACTTTCTACAAAACCTGGTTTATTTCCTACAACATCTATAGTTTGTGATAAATTATCAGGTAATGGCATATATGGATAATACACCTTACCATTATAAATTAAATTGTATGGAGTAGTATTTCTACACCACTCACTACCATCTAAATCATAATCATTTTGATTTGATGAATTTAAGAAATTAAAATCATTTGGAGTCGAATAATAATTCTTACCAACCAAATAAGGAAAGACTGGTAACTTATAATTATTAAATTGCCCACCTTGCTCTGCACCAGAATCGTCAATAGTTGCAAAATATGCATATGTTCCACTTGGGAATTGTGGAGTAACGCAAAATCTTCCATTGTTTTCATCTAAAACAGTTTCATTAGTTACTGCTTTATAAGTATAATCGTTACAGAAGAACCCTGCAGGGAAAACACTTAAAGGTGGTCTATTTTCCTTAATAGAAGCTTCTTGTATATAACCAGATTTCATCTGAGTTACAGTACCACCTGCGTTTTTAACATATCCATATGGACCATAAATTGGGTTACCATCATATGCCCATCCAATAATTGGTGAATGATTATCCGATGGAACTTCCTGACCATTAACTTGTCTTAAATCAGGCTCACCATATAATGATTGACCCTCTTGATTTGTAGCATAAACAGTTCTTCTTAACTGTCTAGGAGCATATAAGTGATTATATTGTAATTGAATATTACCATCTTTTATAATTCCATCATCATCTGTAATTTGATCAGTTTGATAATATTTTTCAAATAAATTAACTTCCCATTTTTGGATATTAGCACGAGTCTTGCTATCAGTTCCAGAATTAATAACAACAATATCAGTATTATCAGCACGATATCCAGATCCTTTTTGAATTATATTAACACTTTCTAAAATATACTTAATTGTTGTTCCTATACCAACAGAAGAAGAATTATTATTAAGATCAACTATCTTCAAAATAGGAGTTACTACAGCACCTATACCATCTCCAGTTATTTGTAAATTAGGTGGTGAATTATAATTTCTACCAACATTGTCTACAATAACATCAATTATCTGTCCATTGGTATTAATAATAGGTGTTAGTTGTGCATCAGATCCAGATAAGAAAGATATTTCTGGTTCTCTAACAAAATTAATAATTTCAGACGCACCATATCCAACACCATTATCTGATAAATGTATAGATGTTATTTCACCACGAACTATTGGTTGAACTTTAAGTTCAAAAGTCTCAGATCCTACTGAATTAATACCAACATCTCCTGTAATACTTATAGTAATATCTTGATAATTAAAAATATGAGTTCCTAATCCAATAGAAGTAAGAGGTCTATATTGTTTTGTTTTATGGTAGAAATCACTAGCAGTGGTTCCTACTCCAACACTTGATAGATAAAAACTATCATCATTTTTCTTAGTAATATAGAAATCAGTTTCAGTAGTAAGTCCTGTTATAGGTGTGCCTTCACAAGTATAAGTAACAATTTCTCCAGATTCATAATCATGATTTGTGATATTAATACAATTTAAAGATGTGTTTATACCTGCAGGAACAGCAGTTCTTTTTTTATTTTGATATCCACTTCCACCAGAAATTATATTAATAGATTCAACTATAGATTTTGGTTCAACAGATCTTATAGAATGTTTTCCTACACCTTTAGAAGTTAATGTAATTGTATTAATTCCAGCAAGAACACCTGCTTCATCTTTATGAAGTCTAATGGTTGTTCCTCCAGTTCCAACAAGAGCAGCATAATAAGTTGCACTAGTAGTTAATCCACCAACAACTTCTTGATTATCAGTAACATATATGACTTGCTCTGCATTTATAAATTTATGATAAGTTGTAAATCCAATTGTAGAAGGTAGATCATCAGAATCAAGTCCAACTCTTGGAGAATCTGCTTCGAAAGAAGAAGAATGATTTATAGACTCCATGTTTACAGAAATACGAGCACCTGATCCATTACCACCAGTAATTTTTAATGTAGGTGTAGATCTATAATCAAATCCTGGGTCAATAATTCTCATCTCTCTTAAAGATCCAGATACGGCAGCATATCCAGTAGCACCACTACCAACAGGATCTTTAATATGTAAAACTGGAGGATTTATTACATCATAATCTCTTCCACCACCAAGAACATCTACAGATTCAAGTTTTCCGTAATGAACTTGATCAAAAGATTTGTAATTTAAAATTTCTACCCCATTTACCAATATTCCAGTATGTCCTGGTGTAGTTTCATATACAGTCCCTGTATTATCTGGTGGACATACTTCTCTCAATAACTTTTGTGAAGTTAATGTTTTATTATTAAATTTAAATGGTGAAATCTTATTGTCAGTTACAACACCAGTTCTTGTTCCATCATTATCAATATTAATAAACTTTTCATTATAAAGATTAGAACCACTTTTTGCAAATTTGACTGTTGTTTCATTTACTCTTTTAATAAAGTAAAGACCCTCATCCATCAAAGAAGATTTAATAACAAAATTGTCTATTGAAGTTCCACTAGTGGGATCTACATAGGCATCATTAACTATTTGTGGTATATAATAAATTGAATCACCAGTGTAGAATCCATGATCAAAAATAGGGACTCCAGCTGGACTAGTTGTAGAATTAGTTACAATTTGAAATTCATCACCACTAAAACTACCACTGAAAATAATCCTTCCATCATTAACTCCTAATGATTGAGCACCATATGTTGGAAGAGATGGAGATGCTATTAATAATTTGTCTGAGTTTTTTTCTTTATATACATTTTGTATATTTGTAGCATAAGTGGATGCTTCTGGAAAATTAATTGCATTTGTTTTTACAATTTGTCTTTCAATTGTATATTTTAAACCAGTATTAATTTCACCTTGACCTTTTATAATAAATCCTCTAGCAGATGTTAACTGAGTTATATCAGAAACTGGTAAATTGCGACCATCACTACCAATTAAAATAGCAACAGATTTATCTCCTACTTTAAAATCATGATCGGTAGTTAATATAATTTCATAAGTCCAATCAGATGTATCTTTAAGAGTAATACTATCAACTTCATATACAGGAGAAACATTATAAAACCATTCCTTTACCCTAAATCCAGTTTCTCCAATTCCTAAAGTTTTAATTTTTATAGTATCATCTTTTTCAAAAAGACAATTACTATCTTCATAATTAACACCTTCAATAACTGATGTAATTCTTACTTCAATAATTTCATCTTGATCCAATACAGATTTTCCATAAGCAAAGGTATTAATACCAATAGTTTCACCACTTAAAATAGTTTTTCCAATTCCAGTAAGTCCGAAGAATTGAGTTAAACTTTTGGATGTATATGAACTTATTCCAGTAGTATTATCAATATAATTAAAATATAATTCTCCATCGGTTCCAAATCCAACAGTAGAGTCAACATCAATAACACTAATACCAGCTCCAACTTCTCCAATTATTCTAGTTCTAGGTGGAGTATTAAAAGTTCCATATGTTGATCCTTCTACTCTTGAATCCTTATTATATCCTGCATCAATACTTAATCTGTAAAATGTAGTTCCAGCACTAACATTAATAGGTTCTACATGTGTTATTGGAGCATATGCTCTTTCAATGTTTTGATCTTTATATGGATCTTGGAATAGGGTAGATAATTCCAAATTCATTGGATCGCCAGATATTGGCTCTACAACAAAATCGTTTGTAATTTTATAATGTGCATTAGATGGTGTAAAAAGAAACTCAGAGGGTTTTACAATTTTTACATCTTCATTATATAAGGATTTAAATAAGATTTCAAAACCCCTATCAGTTCCCTTACTTAAATAGAAATCTTTTGATTGTTTTATAAAGAGATTTTGATCTAGATTATCAGATAATTTTCTTTTTTCAAATCCTGGAGTGAGTTGATGTTTAGTTTTAACTAAAAACTCTTTAAGAAAAAGAGAACTTAAATTTTGTATTTGATCTCCTTTATCATGCTTTTCTGCACTAGTAGTTTCAAATACTAATTGTTCAGAATCAGTTGGACTATGATAAGAAGTTACTCCAACAAATCCCCTAATACAACCAGTAAAAGCAAATGTAGTTATTCCAGTATATGTAATAATTTCATCATTAATCTTTATCAATCCATAAGAATCTGGAAAACCCAAAGTTCCTGTTGGATTCTTTTGCATATCAACTTGGATTGTATCACCACTAACACCTACAGAAGCACCTAATCCAACATTTTCAGTAAGACCAACTTGTTCACCAACTTTCGTATATTGATCAATATTTTGTACCAAGTCAATTGGACCACCTTGGTATTCTTGACCCTGATAATATGATTTTAAAAATTCAGCAACTAAAGGATAATCACTTCTAACGTATTGAGGAAGTTGATTCTGAACTATGTTATTAAATTGGATTTTTTTTGTAGACATTTTATATTCTTTCTGTTTTAGTAACCTGAACCTGAACCACCACCAGTGCTTCCACCAGTGCTTCCACCTGAACCACCACCACCAGTGCTTGAAGTAGCAGCAGCAGCAGCAACACCTCCACCACCCGTATTAGAATTGCGTCCACCAGAACGAACTAAACTACCATTAGCATAACTTGATGTTGTAATATAATTAGAACCAGAAGGATCTAGTCCAGATGCAATTTCATCAACAACCATTTCAAAATTACTGTTATTAATATCTAGTTGTAAATAAAGATCCTGTAATCCAACAACATCATTGGAAAGAGGACATGCTGATATTTCAATAATAGTTTGACCATCCTTAACCATTCCAGATTGTACATTAATAGGATTTAAAGTAACGACTCCATTCTTATAATTAATTGTACCAACATTTCTTCTTACAATAGTAGGAGAGGTGGAATTTAGTGAAGGAATAGTAAATAAAAATAGTGATCCATTTATCTTATTTGTATTTGGAATATCTGCAATATAAACATCATCCATTATTCCAGCAATTCTGAATGCAGATGATTTAATATTATAACCACTCATTCTTTTAATATAAAATTCATTACCAAAACCAATAGAATACTCTGCAAAAGAATTTAATACAACTCTTAAATCTCTTCTCATAAAAAGTGTCGTTATATTAGAAGTTACAGATGAATTACTATTATCAATAAGAGATAAAAACTTACTATATTTAAATCTAGCACCATACTTATTCATTTCTGTAGATTCTGCATACTTATTAGCATTATTTTGAATAACACTAGAAACAGATTCTGCAGATTCTGCTAAATTAGAGTTATAATATATTTTTGAATCAGCTTCAAGGTAAAGATACTTCAAATCAAGTATTTCTGGAACAATTCCTGCTACCGCATACTTTTTCAACTTCAATTTCATCTCTTCTTTAACTAAATTTGGAAGAAAATCTCCAGTTTTTGGTTTTATACTAATAAAAACCTTTCCATACTGAGGAGGAATAAGATCTTCACCCCCAAAAACTGAGATTGACTCTGTTTCGGGATAAATTCTTGATGGAATTAGTGTTTCATAGTCATTTGCAGTAACTGCTCTATTTTGAGAGGCATAAATTCGAGGAGCATACTTTCTAACCGACTCTACAGACTCAATCGTTTCTCCACCAGAAGCAATTGTATCAGTTGTAAGTAAAGAAATACCAGTTGTAACATTATAAGTGTTTGCATTACGTGTATATTGTATTCTTCCTGAAAAATTGAAAGAACTTACTCCATTTGCAGAATCTCCATTAGAAGTAATGTAATTAATTGTTATAAAATTACCATCTTCAAGTGCTTTTCCAAAAATTCCATCTCCAAAAAATATTTCATATCTTTCATCTTCAATTTCTTGTAAAAAATAAACTTTTGAGTCAGATTTTACATCAAAAAGACTATCTTGCGAACTGTATTTCGTTTCTATCGCAGAAGCTTCAGTTGGATTAACTGAAACTGCAATTAAATCGGTATCAACACCAATATTTGGTAAAATAAACTTCTGATTTGGTACTCTTGCAGAATATGTGTAAGTTTGAGTTAATAATGTACCTTCATATATTAGAACATTATTAAAATATGCAATTCCATTAAGAACTGGGACTGTAATATCACTTAAAATTGAAAAAATAAAAGATTGTCCACCAAAAGTACCTGTTGAAGCTGCCACTGGACCCTTCTTAAGAGTTAAAGAAGCAGGTGCAGGTAGAATTCCATCAGTATTAATAAAGAAGGACACTGTTGCCCTTGCTGCTTGTCTTGGACGGGGTGTATAACCTATGTTTCGTGCTAATGCAACAATGTTTTTTCTTAAAGTTGCAGTATCAATGAACACCTCATTGGTGATCATGTTAGCATTATATGATGTAATGTAGGTATTATATGCTAGAACGTCCAAAATCGTTGAAAGGTTAGACCCTTCAAAGTCATAATCCGTAAAATTGGAGTTGGCTTTAAGATATTCTTGTAAAGTTGCTTTAACCTCGTCAAAATCAAGGTTAGAAAAGTTAGCTAATGGCATTTTTATCTACTGGACTGCAAAACAAATTGTAATTCTTGTGTTGGAATCTCTGTTCCTATCACATCATATCTTATAACTACATCAAAACCGTTGTTATCATAGTCAGGAAATGCTTTTACATCATTCAATTGTACTCTTGGTTCATTAATATCAATAGATTCACGAATTTCATCAACAATAATAGCTGCGGTTATCTCATCTATGTTATCAAAAAGAGATTCGGTAATTCTTGAACCAAAAGATTCATCAAAAAACTTCTCTCCAGGTAATGTAAAGACAATATTTCGTAATGAACGGGCAATTGCATTTTCATTTTTAATCACAATAAGGTCATCATTCAGTGGATTAGACTGAAATGTCATACTGATGTCTTTAAAACCTTTACTTACCCGTTCTGTTGGCACACTAATACGGCGATTATTGTTTATTTATTAAGGATTGCAAACGATTGTTT